AAGCGCGGCAAGGTCGCCCCGAACCCCGGCGGACAGCCCAAGAAGGTCGTCAACCCCGCCGGGAAGCGCAAGGGGTGGGCGAAGCCGAAGCAGACCGCCAAGAGGCGGGCGAAGTAGATGCCTCTCACGAGCTTTCAGGTCGCCGCCATCAACCACATCGTCGCGTCGGACTTGGGTGGCGGGGTGACCGATAAGGCGTTCTGCGAGCGGATGGACATCGACCCTAAGACGCTGTGGAACTGGCGGAACAAGGACGAGGAATTCATACGTGCGCTCGACGCCACGATGAAGGAAGCTCGTGAATCCACGGACGTCTACGCCCTTCGGACCCGCCAATGGGCACTCGAAGAGCTGGAGAACCTGTACCACAAGTCCAAGTCCGCCACCGAGAAGCGTGCCGTGCTCAAAGACATCCTCGCCCAGACCAAGGACGTGAGTAACCGACAGCCCACCGTGGAGTACGAGCACCTGCCGAACTCCGAGCTGGTGGCTCTGTACCGTGCTCGCAACCTCACGAGCGAGGATTTGACCGAAGAGCGGCTCATCGCTCTGGCAAAGGGGGACTAGATGTGGCTGGAGATGCTGGCGGCAGTAGCCGTCGGAGTGGTAATCCTCGTCGCCGGTCTGTACGTGGGCTGGACGGCAGGGGTGAGCCGGGGCGACGTCGCGCTCGCCCGATGGAAAGAGGGGTTCAAGACCCGCAACGAGATGGCAATCTCGCTTCGGGAGATGGACATGGACCCGAGTCCCATGCCCCTGAAAGAGCCACGGGAGCTGTATCCCGAGCCGTGGAAGCCCAAGGAGACCGAGAGCGACTCATAGAGGCACTCCTGCTCGACGATTTCGAGCATGACCGTGGCTCTGAGGTGCAGCTCGCGGCGTGGCGGGAGCTGGAATGGCGTCGCTGCAAAGAGGACGTCGAGTATTGGATGGAGCGGTATGCCTACATCATCGACGAGGGGCGTATCTGCAAGTGGCACGACCCCGTGGACGGTCGTTTTCTGTGGGAAATCCAGCGATGGGTGCTCCGAGACCTGCAAAGTCACCGCTCATTGTGCGGTGTCAAAGCCCGCCAGCTCGGAATCACGACCACCGTCGGTCATTTCGGGCTGTGGGACTGCATCTTTCACGAGGCGGAGACGTGGGACGAGATTTCTTCGTCTGAAGAGAAGGCGAAAGACATCCTGAAGCGTGTCCAAGCGACCAAGGACCGCCTTCCGAAGTGGATGTTGGACCGTGCGCAGAAGCGCAACACCCTCGAAACGGGGATTGCGAAGCGCAAAGACCGTTCCGACTCCATCACGCGCATCTCGTTCGGGCTTTCGGAGATGAAAATCGTCACTTCGACCGTCAAATCCGTCCAAGGTGCCTCGAACAACATCAATTTGGACGAAGCGACGCTCCACGTGGACCTGAAGAAGAAATTGCAGCAGATGATGGCGACTTTGGACGGTTCCGGAGGTGTCGGAGCGGTCATCGCCAACGGAAACGGGCAAGACGACTTCTTTTGGTTCTACCAAGCCGCCAAACGGGGCGACAACGGCTTCGTTCCGTACTTCTTTTGGTGGGGGGACGACCCATCGCGGCTCGATGGGGCGATTCTGACGATGAAGGACGGCACAGAGGTCCCCGCGCAGTCCGTTCCGCGCCACGTGCTGATGCACGGAGCCGCCAGAGGGCGTCTGAACGCCCCGTGGTACGAGACGATGAAGAAGCGGTTCCTCTTCGAGAACCCGGAGGCGGACGAGTATGCCTTCCGCGCCATCTACCCGACGACTGAGCAAGAGGCGTTCTACATCTCGGCGTCTTGCCGCTTCCCGCTGGGCATCGTCAACGGCTACGCCGACGACATCCGGAATCGAAACCCCGAAATCATTCGGGGGCTGCTGGAATTCAACGCCGCCGGGGTTGTGGATGTCAGTCCCCACTCTCGGGGACGCTGGCGCATCTTCGAGCCGCCGCGACCCGGATTCAAGTACGTCATAGGCGGTGACTCGTCCGGTGGGTCGCAAGCGGGCGACTACGCGACGTGTCAGGTGCTCAAACTGGTCGGCGACAAGCATTTGGAGCAGGTCGCCACGTTTCAGGCGAAATGCGAGCCGGTGGAGCTTGCCATCGAGATGAAGAAGGCGGGTCATTGGTACAACGACGCCTATCTCGTCCCCGAGGCGAACAACACCGGTCAGGTGCTCGTTGACCACCTCAAAGTCGATTACGTGAACGTCTACGTCAGGCGGGCACGCATCGACAAGGCGTATTTCAACAAGCCGCTCGATATGCTCGGCTTCTGGACCGACAAATCCACGAAACCGCGCCTCATCGCCAATCTCGCCGAGAAAATGGCGAAATCCGAGCTGTTCCTGAACGATTCCGCGACCGTCGAAGAGCTTGGTCACTACGAAATCAAGGACGACGGCGTGGCGACCGGTGCTCCGAAGGGCATGAACGACGACCTCGTCATGGCTCTCGCGCTCGCTATCGAGGGGGCAATCGAGATGACCTCGTTCTTCGTCTCCGCCGAAGTGCGGACCCTGATGACATGGGAGGAATGAGATGACCAAATTGCCCCTCATCGAGCTTGTCGCCACGTGCTACCGCGAGGGGAGCAAGTTCCAAGTCGAGGACACCAAAATCCTCAACCCGTTCGACGGCAGCGACCTCGAATCGACGTGGTACTACTGCGACCGCTTCTATCGCGGTTTCCAGTACGACCTCTCGGGGAAGATGGCGGGCTGGGCGTCACGCCCGGTCAAGAACATCGCCAAGATAGGCGTCGAGACCTACACGACGCTGCTGACCGACTCGCGACCTACCTTCACCGTCATCCCTCGCGAACCCAACGATGAGGATTTGGCGGACATCGTCGAGGCGGTCGTCAATTACTGGTACGACATCGAGGCGTTCGAGGCGACCGTCGCGCTCGCGGTGAAGGCAAGCCGCATCTACGGCATCGGGTGGTTCTACACCTACTACGACGAAGAGATGAAGCGACCGCGAGTGCGGTTCATCCATCCCGAGAACATCTTCGTGGACCCCGACTGCACCGTGGACGACTTCAACCCGACCTACATCGTGTACTCCTACCGGGCACAGGTCGGAGACCTGTTCGCCAACAAGGACTACACCATCGACAAGTCCACGTTCGACCCCGACTGGAACATCGGGATGCCGTACGGGGACGAGGCACTCTACGCCCGCAAGTACGACAACACCAACCCCGCCACGAGCTGTCAGGTCTACGAGCTGTGGTATCGAGACCCCACGCGCATCGAGTGGGAGGCGGAGGTCAATTCCGACGAGGTCGCCGTGGGCACCAAGCCCAAGTACAAGGGCGGTCGCCGCATCATCGTCGCCGGTGGGCAGGTCATCAACGACGACAAGAACCCCAACGCCCACGGGCAGATGCCGTTCACGCCCATCCACGCCTATCCCGAGCCGGGACGGTTCTACGGGCGCGGCGACATCCACGACCTCATCAACATCCAAGTCATGCGCAACCGGATGAGCCAGTTCATCTTCGACGCCACGGTGAGAAGCGGCGGCGGCTACGTGCTGGTGGGTCAGGGCAGCGGCATCGACTCGGACAAGGTCAACAACGCGCCGATTCAGATTCTCCCGTGCCGCGACGTGAACCAGTTCAGGGTCGAACGTGCCCCCACGCCGTCGCGCCACGTGTTCGACTACATCGGGATGCTCGACACCGATGCGATGGACGTCATGGCAATCCACGACATCACGCAGGGCAAGCAGGGGCAGGGCAACCCCGCAACGGCACAGGAAATCGCCATCATCTCCGAGTCCGACCGCACCCGCGTCCGCATGGCTTCGCGCTGGCTCACGTGGGCGATAAAGCGGGTCGGACATCAGGTGCTCGCGCTCATGGCGCAGTATCCCGACTTCGAGTGGATGGTCACCGTCGCGGGGATGCAGCCGGTTCCGGGCGACCCGGAGACCGAAGAGATGGTCACGAGTCAGGTGCCGTTCGAGGGTCGCATGATTGCCAAGCGGGAGAACGGCAGTTTCACCAAGGAAATGATTGACATGGACCTCATCGTCGCCGACACGTCCATGCTTCCCGCCACACAGCAGGAGAAGATGCAGAACCTCGAAATGTGGATTGGGATGGGCTTGGTGACCCCCGAGGACGCCCTGAAGTACAACCTGACCAACATCCCGCCGCAGATTGCCGACCAAATCCTCGCCGACCGCGAGGCGCAGATGGCGGCACAGGCGGAGATGCCCACCGACGAGAACGGCAACCCGCTGCCACCCGAGCAAGCTGGCGGTCAAATCACGCCCGATATGCTCAACGCGGCTCTGCAAGCACCGCCCCCGGCACCGACCGGCGGCGAGGCACCACCGATGCCGCCCGAGCTGATGATGCAGGGCGGGTCTCCGGACGAGATGATGGAAGGCGCGATGTCGGGGATGCCGACCGACTTCTCGGGCATGAGTCCCGAGGACATCTTGGAGATGGTCGAAGCCGTAGCCCAGACGAACGGGATGGCACCCGAAGAGGTGCTCTCGGCGATGGGGCTGGCAGGAGCAGGGGGTCAGGTGTAGATGCCGTATTCCGACAATCCGCCCGCGATGGTCGTCCCCGACGAGTTCGAGTGGAGGGCTGTCGCCCGCGTGGAGTTCTACCCGCAGATGGAAGAGATGGCACAGCAGCTCCAGCTCTGCCCGTACTTCATCGCCACCGACGACATCGACGACCAAGCCGCGATGGTGCTCGACGTGAAGCGTCGCGCCAAGGCGTGCGCGAACCGCAATCCGATGGGCGACCGGCTGCACAATTGGTGCTACCGGTGCGTCGCCGGTCTGATGAACGTCAAGCTCCACATCTACGACGCGGAGGCAGACCGTGACCGAGCACTCCGAGTCTGACCAACCCAATTGCATCGAGAACATATGGAGGTGCCGCGCTTCGTGTTGCCGCCACCTGTTCTTCCAAATCGAACCCGACGACTTCAGCGAGTGGTATTGGGCTTTCGACGTGCCCGAGATAACACGCGACGACGCCGACTACCTCATCCTTCACGGAGCCAAGGTCTTGCTCGACTTGGTCTTGGTCCGCAAGAACGACGTCAAGAAGGTTGATGGCGGCTATGAGGTCGATTCCATCTGTAAGGCGTTGATGGACGACTTCACCTGCAATCTCCATCCCGACCGCAAGCCGGTCGTTTGCAAGGAGCTGACAGCCGAGAACGTGGGGCTTTACCACCTCACCGACGGCTGTGTGCTTGGCGAGAGCGGGAATTCGTCCCCCCGCTTCTAGCCCCCATACCTCATTCGCCCACACGCGGGGACAGCGACCGTAACACGCGCATTTCGCGGTTATGGCGGTCGCCCAGCCCACGCGGTTCGAGCGAAAGGAGCAATCATGTCGGACGAGCAAGTAGAGGTGCCGCAAGAGGAAGTAGAAGAGCCGAGCGTGCTAGGAAGGGAGACCGTCACCGCAGACTACGCGGAATTCGCCGAGCAAGCTGCTGATGAGCCAGCGCAGGAGACCGAAGAGGTCCCTGACTGGAGAGCGCAGCTCGAAGCGGAGCGGAAAGCGTTGGAGAAGCGCGAGAAGGACCTAAATCGCGGTTTCGAGGAAATCGCTCGACGCGAGAAGCTCGTGGAGAGGTTCGCGGACAACATGACGCCCGCGCAAGCCGCAGCAGCGGCATCGCAGACCGATGTCCCCGAGCTTTCCCCGGAAGCTCAATTGGCGGTCGATTCGTACTTCCAGCAGAAGTACGGTAGCCAGCTCAACCAAGTCGATGTTCTCTACAACGACTTGGCGGAGTCAGAGCTTCAGAGCTTCGCTGAGAAGCAGGGAATCGACCCTGAAGAGCTGAAGCAGGTCATCATCGACAACAACCTCCAGCCCAACGCGAAGTCACTCACGGACATCCGCGCCTCTCTCAAAAAGGCGTCGTTGATTCGTGAGGGAAGCACGGTCAATCGCGAGGCAATCGCCGCAGAAGAGCGGGCGAAGGTTCTGAGGGAACTCGCCGCGAAGGGGATTCAGGTCGAGGGAGTCAAGCCCAAGCGGGCTGCTGACCCCGGACCGAACCCGAATCCCGACTTCGACATGATGACCCCGGAGCAGCGCATCGCTTGGTACGAGGCGAAGGAAATCCTCTAGGCATCTCCCGAAACCAACAAGGAGATGAATACCCGTGGCAACCAAGACCTATGAGGGCGCAAACGCGACTACCGGTTTTTCCGGTCAGTTCACTAACGGCGTCATCAGTCGTATCGAGGCACAGGCGTACAAGCTCCTGTACGACGAGGGTGTCCTGCCTCGCCTGTGCAAGCCCATCGGTCAGGGTCAGAAGGGGTCGGCAATCGTCTACCCGTACTTCGACCCCACGACCATCGCAGAGGGCGGCTCGGTCCTGAACGAAGTCAACGACTTCGTGAACTACACCCAGCTCACCAACGCGAGCGTCATCATCACCGCGTCCGAGATGGGCATCACGTCCTTCGTGACCGACGTGGTCAAGGAGGACGCCATCGTCGATATTCCGGGCGAGATTGCGCGGCAGCAGGGTTACACCTGCGCCGTCCGTCTGGAGAAGATGATTCTCAACCGCATCGCCGCCGGTGTGACCACCGGTACGGTGACGGGCACCAACAGCACCAACGGCTTCACCTTCACCCACTACGCCGCTGCGAAGGCGCGTCTCGACGCCAGCAAGATTTCGGTGCCGGGAACCAAGAACGCCGTCGTGCCCGCGTACTCGTGGTACTGGACTGCCAAGTCCACGTACACGCAGACCTACGCGGCAGCGATGCCGGGTGTGGGCGAGCAGGTCGTCAGCCGGTACTTCGTGCAGCGTCTCTGGGGCGACATCGACGTCTACCAGCACTCGCTGGCGTACGTCGCCGCTTCTTCGGGCGCGGCTGGCTTCATGTTCGTGAAGGAAGGCGTCGGTCTGTGGAAGCCGCGTGACTTCCGTCTGGAGAAGGACCGCGACGCTTCCGCCCGTGGCGACGAGGTCATCTCGACCTTCCGCGCAGGTGCCAAGGTCCTCATCAGCAACTACGTCCAGCGTCTCCGGATGTACGCTGCTGCGCCGACCGGCATCTAGCATTTCCTTTTGCCGGGGCAGGGGAGCGACTACCCCCCACTTCTCTGCCCCGGCACTCTAGGGGGTAAACAGATGCGTCATGCCGTCATGGTGTCCGGTTCCTACCCGTGCGTACGTGCGGGCAAGATAGCCGAGGCACTCAAAGAGAATGGGTGGGGGCACAGCGTCGTCGGACGCCAGCTCCCACCGCAATTCACCGATGTCTACGAGCGAATCGTCACCCGCAAGAGCGGGACGCGGGACGATGTGGCGAAAGCGGTCCACGAGCTTCCGGGCGAGCTGATACACATCCACAACGAGCCGAATTGGACCGTGCCCTACATCCGCGAGATTGACGACCGCCCCATCATCTTCAACGTCCATGACGTGACCTCGGCTCGTCCCCCGCATCCGGAGGACCCGAATTTCATCATGGAAGCGGAGTCCTACGCGGCTGCGGACGCCTTCGTGTTCGTCACGGAGCAACAGCGTACTTTCGCCATCTCCAAGGGATTCGACATCGAGGGGAAGCCGTATGCGTGCGTCGGTAACTACGCCAGCTCGTCCACGCTTGTCGAACGCAAGCTACTGCCCCATCTCGGGGGAGTGGTGTATGCGGGCGGTATGGAGAAGCGAGGCGCGAAGCACGCATGGCGAGACCTGTCGCCGCTCGCCGATTTTCTGGGGAACGACTTCCACTACTATCCCGGCGGGGGCGGCGTGGATTACGGCACAGGGACGAAGCATCCCACCGTTCTCGAATACCGGCTGCTGACGCACCGGCTCGCGCAGCACGATTGGGGGTTCTCGGGCACGTTGCAGCCGTGCGACGCATGGGAGCACTCCAGCCCGAACAAGGCGTATGAGTACCTCGCCGCCGGTATCCCCGTCGTGGCATTGAACAATCCGCTGCTCAAATCGGTGTGCGAACTTGGTTTGGGGGTTTACCTCGACGATTTCAGCCAAATGAAGCACCTGCCACCGGCGAAGCAATTCCGGACCGATGTCCGGCTCATGCGTTACCGCTATACGATGAGCTACCACATCGCCCCGGTCGTCGAGCTGTACGAAAAGGTGCTGACATGACCCACGTGACCATCGGAATCATCAATTACAACCTCGGACGCTTCTTGCCTGACGCTGTGGAGTCCGCGCTGAATCAGACCCACGAGGCGCGTGTCGTCGTGTTCGACGACGCATCGGACGACCCCGAGACGAAAGAAGTGCTCTTGCACCTCCCCAAAGAGGTGAAGCTCGTCCGCCACGCCGGGAATTCGGGAAGCGCGAAATGGGGATGGGAATCCCTGCTTCGACAGCCGACCGACATCATCATCCCGCTTTCCGCCGACGATATGCTCTATCCGACCGCCGCCGAGCGTCTCGCGCAGGTCATCCCGGAGGATGCGGATTGGGCGTTCGCCGACCTGCACCACGTCGGCGAGGACGGGCAGCTCGACATGGGCATGAATCAGCTCCATTGGATGCCCACCGACACCAAGCAGCAGGTCCGCGTGATGTACGAAATCACCGGCGTCTCGGTGACCCTGTTCGCGGGGCTTTCGGGGAAATGGGTCCGCGACCGCAAGCTGCGGATGCACGAATTCAAGCACACGAAGAAATTCATGGATGGCGCGACGGTGATGAACTGGATTCTGGAGAAGCCCCGCGTCGTCTACCTCGGAGCGAATCCGCTCTACAAGTACCGCCAGCACGGGAGCAGCGAGTCGGCGACCGGAGGTGAGGAACGCCCGCTCATCGGACAGGAAGTGCGCGATTTCCTGCGCCCGTACATCGACGAAGAGAACAGAATTCCAAGGGGGTAGTGAAATGAGAATAGTCGTCACCGGTGGCAGAGGTGTCATCGGTCAGTCCCTTGTGCCCGCGCTCATCGACGACGGGCACCGCGTTAGTGTCTACGACATCCTCGACGAGCCAGAACAGCAGCACGACGTCTGCAACGGTCCGTTCCTCCAGCGTTTCATCGCCGCAAGGCGTCCCGATGTCGTCATCCACATGGCGGCACAGGTCGGACGGCTCACCGGCGAAAGCGACCCGCTGACGTCGTTCCGCTCGAACTGCGAGGGCACGTATAACGTCGTGAACGCGTGTCATCAGGCGGGATGCTGGCTCATCAATTTCTCCACGTCCGAGGTGTACGGGCACAATTCCGTTTTCGGGAAACCGGACATCCTTGAACAGAACGGCATCTACGGACTGACCAAACTCGCTGCCGAGGGCGTGGTGAAGCACTACGTCGAGCTGGGGGCTATCCGGGCGTACTCGATTCGCCCGTTCATGGTCTACGGCAAGCACGAGGTCCCCAACGGCGAATTCAGGTCTGCGGTCTCGAACTTCATCGACACCGCGATGAAGGGCGACATCATCAAGGCGCACCGGGGCTGCGTGCGGTCATGGTGCCACGTGGACGACTTCATCGACGGGCTGCGCCTCGTTCTGGCGACACCCCCGAACTGGCAGGACTACAAGGCGTTCTCCATCGGGACCGACGAGTACCGCACGATGGAGGATTGCGCCAAAATCGTCATCGACACCGTGGGCACCGGGAGCTATGTGGTGACCAACCCACCGGCGTTCCTCGTCTCGGAGGTCAAGAAAGCCGACTTCTCCCACATCCGCTCGCTCGGCTTCGAGCCGAAGGTGACGCTCGAAGAGGGCGTTCGCCGCACCTACGAATGGATGAGGGAGCGATGAGGAACGTCGTCTATGCTCCGCCCATGATGGATTTCTTCGGAAGGGTGTGCGCCGATGCCCTCGGATACGAACTCGTCAACGCCGGGTACGTCGGAGACTGTAACGACTGCCACATCGTCGGAATGTACGACCCACCTTCGTACGATGCGACGCTCGAACGGACTTCTCGGGCTAAACGTCGCATCATCCATTGGTGCGGGAGCGACGTGCTCCATCTGGAGGACATCACTTCCATTCCCGAGGCGATTCACGTCTGCGACTCGGACGGACTGAGACGCGAGCTGTGGGACAAGGGCGTGGATGCGACGACGGTGATGTGGGCGACCCGTCACCACTTCGACGTCACCCCGTTCCCCGAGACCCCGCAGATTGCGTGCTACCTCGGCACCAACCCCTACAAGTACGGCAACGATATGTTCCAAGCCGTCGGGGACTGGCTCGCCAAGGAGATGCCCGATGTCAGACTCGTGGGGTATCAATTCGGGCAGTACGACGAAGCGATGATGAAGCAGCTCGTCGCCGAATCGACGATGTGCATCCGTCTCACGACCCATGACGGTTCCGCCGCAAGCCCACGCGAATTCATGGAAGCCGGTCGCCGTGCGGTGGTGACGCACGAGCTGGACTATGCGAGGCGCGTGCGGCACGACGATTTCATCGCAATCGCTGTCGCAATCCGCGAAACGCTCAAATACACCGAACCGGATTTGGAAGCGGCGGCGTACTGGCACGAGATGAATTCCACCGAGCGTTTCCTTCTGGAATTGAGGGAGGTGCTCGATGGCTGACCCGATGACCATCCAAGAGATGCCGATGCGGGCGTTCCTCGCCGCCAACGGCAACGAATTCGTCAAAGGCAAGGTCCTCGACGTGGGATGCGGTCGCAAGCCCTACAAGCGGCTGTTTCCCGAGTGCGAGTGGGTCGGTCTGGACTTCCGACCCATCGGCGACATCGAAGGTGACGCGCACGAGATTCCGCAGGACGACGAGACCTACGACACCGTCCTGTGCTCCGACCTGCTCCATCTGTGCATCTTCCCGATGGTGGTGGTCAAGGAGTGCGCTCGTGTACTGAAGCCGGGGGGTTATCTCCTTCTCTCCGCCCCGAACGCTTACGCCGAGGATGGCGAGAGCTTGTGGGGCGTTCATGTGAGAGCACTCGACCTGTGCGTGTCACAGGCGGGGCTTGTAGGCGTCCATCTGGAGACCAACGGCAAGACGTTCACACAGGAATGGAGGGACCACGTCCAGTTCACGAAGTCGGGGGTTCCGGTCCATCCGCTGACGGAGGGCTGGTTGGGTCAGATGGACACACGGTATCCGGTGTCGTCTATCGCAGTCGCACGTAAAGACAAGAAGGAGGAAGCAGATGCCTCGTAAGAAGAAGGGTTGCGGGGACGGCATCGCCATTCGAGGGATGTTCCGTCTCCACGTCGTTGACCCGGACGGTACTGTCGCCCACGACTCGGGCTGGCAGAAGAACATCGTCGTGGACAACGGCTTCACGCAGTACATGGTGAAGGCACTCGGCAGCTCTGCCGACGCCGGTTCGCTCACCCACATCGCCCTCGGTTCGGATACGGTCGCCGTCTCCGCGTCGCAGACCGCGATGGTCAGCGAAATCACCAAGACGAACGGCAGCTACGTCCGCACCACGTTCTCGACCTCGACGAGCGCGAAGTCGCTCGCCATCTACGCGACGTGGGCTGCGAGCTGGAACACCGACGTCACCGGCTCGTCCTGCCGCATCGGGCAGGTCGGTCTCTTCAACAGCTCGGCGACCGGCACGCTGTTCGCCGCACAGAGCTTCACCGCCGCAACCTGCACCAACAACCAAGCCGTGAACGTGACCTACAACCTCGCGTTCGCCACGGCGTAGACCACTTAGGGGGTAGCATTGGACGTCAAAGAGATTCTCGACAAGCATCGGACGAGTGGCGTCCGCATCGACTTGGGCTGCGGCGAGAACAAGCAGCAGGGCTTCGTCGGTGTGGACGTCCGTCCGGTGAAGGGTGTGGACATCGTCCAAGACCTCGAAGAGTACCCGTGGGTGCTGCCTGACGAGTGCTGCGAGCTGATTCTGTGCTCGCATCTCGTGGAGCACATCAACCCTGCCAAGGGCGGGTTCCTCAAATTCATGGACGAGTGCTGGCGAATCCTAGAGGTGGGCGGCAAGATGCTCATCTCCGCGCCGTACGCTTACTCGAAGGGGTTCGTGCAGGACCCGACCCACGTGAACCCGGTCAATGAGGTCACGTGGGCGTACTTCGACCCCATCGAGCCGAACGCCAAGGGACTGCTGTGGCGCATCTACAAGCCGAAGCCGTGGAAGATTGTCGCGAACACGTACATGGAAGGCGGCAACATCGAGGTCGCCCTCGAAAAGCGTGCTTGGGACAAGAGCTATGGCTAGGGCGGTCGTCACCGGCGGTCGGGGTTTCGTCGGTTCGCACCTCGTCGAGCATCTGCTGAAGAACACGGATTGGGACATCGTCATCTTCGACAAGCTGGGATATGCGTCGCTGACGCAGGACCGGCTTTCCGACATCGAGATTTGGGAGAGCAACAAGGACAGGGTGAGCTTCTACTCGCTCGACCTGACGTTGCCGATTCCCGTCGCGGTGGATGCCGAGGTCGGCGAGGTGGACTTCATCCTCCACCTCGCCGCCGAGTCCCACGTTGACCGCTCAATCTCCGACCCCGCGTGGTTCATCCGCAACAACGTGGATGCCACGACGCACATCCTCGATTACGCGAGGCGGCATCCCGAGCTTCGTCTGTTCGTGAATTTCAGCACGGACGAGGTGTACGGACCGGCACCCGACGGATATGCGTTTCGCGAATTCGAGTGGCACCGTCCCTCGAACCCGTACGCAGCGTCGAAGAGTGCGCAGGAAGCCATCGGCATCGCGTACTCGAACACGTACAAGGTCCCGGTCATCACGACGCACACGATGAACATCATCGGCGAGCGTCAGCATTTCGAGAAATTCGTCCCCAAGTGCATCCGCTATATCCTCGACGGAAAGCAAATTCCGATTCACGGAACAGCGGACGGCGAGAGCGGGTCGCGGATGTACCTGCACGCCCGCAACCTCGCTGATGCACTCCTGCACATAATCAACCTCGGATATGCGGGATACGACGAGTGGAACATCGCCGGGGTAGAGGAAATCTCGAATCTGGATTTGGCTTGCAAAATCGCGGCGATTCTCGATAAGGGATTCAAGTACCAAATCGTCGATTTCCATTCGGAGCGTCCGGGTCACGACCTGCGCTACGCGCTGGATTCCTCGAAGCTCCTGAACTCGGGCTATGAGTACCCGGTCGATTTCGACGATTCACTCATCAAGACCGTTCTGTGGACGGTCGAACATCAGGGGGTATGGCTGTGACGCTCGTGAAGAATCCGAAGAAGAACGACATCGGGAACCGCCTGTTCGTGGGCACCCCGACGCGAGGGACCGTGAGAATCGAGTGGGTGCTCGCCCGTTACGGGCAAATCATCCCGTGCAATTGGTCGATGGGTCATATGCTTCAGGCGTACGACACCTTCGCCCCGCTGGGCTACGGCGTCGCCGACGCGCAGAACCTCATCGTGAAGCAGGTCGTGGAGGGGAATTGGGACTGGCTGCTGCTCATCGAAGATGACACGTGCCCCCCGCCCGACACGTTCATCCGCTTCAACGAGTACATCCGCGACGAATCCATCCCCATCGTCTCGGGGCTGTACTACACCAAGTCGCTGCCGCCCGAGCCGCTGGTATATCGCGGTCGCGGCACGAGCTACTACGACGACTTCAAACTCGGGGACAAGGTGTGGGCGGATGGTGTACCGACCGGGTGCCTTCTCATCAACGGGAAGATTCTTCAGCTCATGTGGCAGGAATCTCCCGAGTACCTCGTCTCGGGCACCATCACCCGGCGGGTGTTCGACCAGCCCTCGGGCACGTGGTTCGACCCCGAGAGCGGGGGATGGGCATCAGCGACCGGCACGAGTGACCTGAATTGGTGTACCCGTGTCATGGAGCAGAACGTGATTGAGAGGGCAGGATGGAAGAGCATCGGAAGGAAAAAGTACCCGTTCTTGGTGGATACGAACATCTTCTGCCGCCACGTGAACATCGACGGGGAGATGTTCCCGCCGAGCAACGTGATTCCGAACGCGAAGTAGAGCCGATACGCATCGAAGTGACCGACGGAATCGGCTCCGGAGACTCGATGGGGTGATGGCATGGTCGTGTGGTATCTCGTCCGTGCATGGCTCATCGAATCGCCCGATGCGAGTGAACGAGTGATTGCGACCAAACCGCAGCACTCCTACTCGTGGGAGATGTGGACCGTCACGAAACATGACGGGAGCACGACACAGATTCCGCAAAGGGTCCATCGGAAGTATTACCAGCACAGCTTCACCGCGTACTACGACAAGGAGTACGTCGAAGGCGACGAGGACACCCTGCCGACATTCGCGGTGCTGCGGATGGACGGACCTTCCGCGCTCGACGCGGACGACTACGTGACCGTGTTGGACACCGAGGCGAAGTGGAATCAGGTGTTCGCCACCTATCCCCACATCGCGGAGCAGTTCCCTGACGGCATCCCGACGTAAGGTGGTGAGTCATGGCTACCACCACGCTCTATTACACGGGTAGTGCCACCTCCGAGGACACCTCCGCCACGACGGGATACTTCACGGCGCGGTGGGGCTACCGGACCACCCCGACAGGGACCGTGACCTCTCATAACGAGGGATACGACTCTACGGGTATCAACGAAGTCGCCGCCGTAGCGTTCTGGGAAGCAAGCACGTGGAACCTCACGAGCGGCTGGTACATCGCCGGTGAGTTCATCGTCATGGACGATAACTCGTGGAGCGAGGTAAGCACCGGCTGGCTGAACAACAGCGATGACCCGTTCGGAACGGATGCCACGTCAATCGCTGGCTCGCAAGCTGTGAATGTGAGCGGCGGTCTATCAAGCGGCTCGTTCGAGCTGTCTTGGACCAACCCGAGCATCGGGAGCTTCACCTACACCGAACGCGGCGGTGGGGCGGCGACGGGTAGTGCCACCGACAACATCCGTGTCTCCGAGACCGTCACGATGCGGATTCCGGAGCACCACAAGTCGGCGTCCGACACGGTCACGATTCACGACACCGCCGACGCCGATGTCGTCAGCTCCGAGCCAGCAGCTATCGAGCGCGAGGTCACCGACACGGTGGCAGTCGTCGATACGCTTCAGGTGCGTCCGACCATCGTACGCTCCGTGACTGACACGGTGACGGCGGCAGAGACCGTCGCGCTGCTCTACACGAGTCTCATCAGCGTCATCGACACCGCGACGCTGGCGGACACCGTCATCTGTCTGCCGCCCCCATCCCCTGTTGTGTTGGAGACCGTGACGGTATCCGACACGGCAGTAGTGCGGCTGAACCTCGTTCCTGCCGCATCGGATACAGTCACCATCTCCGACACCGTAACGGTGCAGCTCGGTCCGGTTGCTAAGAGTGTCACCGATACCGTGACCGTCCAAGACGTCGCGACGGCATCGACCGGCGACGTCGCCAAGCAAGCGCAGGACACTCTGACCGTCAACGACACCGTTACGGTGAGGGTTCCGGAGCACAACCTGAGTGTCAGCGACGCGGTGACGGTTCAGGACACGGCGGACTGTGATGTCCCTGCCGGTCCCGTCGCCGCCATCGAAATCAACATCGCCCCCGACAACCCGACCTACATGGTCGGGGGAGTGAGGGTGGTGTGACATGGCATTTGGAGTGCGTTCAGTCGGCACGTTGCAGTACGGCACCACGTCGGCATACATCGGAACAGGCACGGGCACCACGACGGGCGACCTCGTCCTGCTGTTCTTCGAGACGGACGGTACGGAGTCGGCGTTCACGGTCGCCGGTTGCACGCTCGCGGATTCCTACGCGGAAGCCGCCGGTTACACGAAGGTCTACGTGTTCTACCGCTGGTGGCAGTCGGGTGACTCTACCTACGAGGTGACGCTGACCTCCGGAAACCACTTCGTCGGTCGCACCATCACCATCCAAGATATGCCCATCAGCTCGGGCAACCCGTTCTACTACACCGACACCAGCGAGACGACCGCGACCAACGCGACCATCCCCGGCGGCACCACACCGGCGGACAACAGCTTGGTCATCGCCGTCGCCACGGCTGGCGCGGACACGTCATCGACGACGTGGTGGAGCAGCCCGTCGAACAGCGACCTCTCCAGCCCGACCATCCGCATCAACAATATGCGCAACGTCGGCAACGGCGGCGGTCTCGTCGTCATCACGGGTCACGACACCACGGCGGGCACCGTCGGCAACACGACCGTCACCGGCAGCGCGTCGCAGAACCACGCGCAGTTCACCGGCATCATCTCGTCCACCGCCGGTCCTGCTGCGGCGACCGCGAACATCACCGACCAAATCCGTATCTCGGAAACGGTCTCGACCAACGTGTTCCCCGTGTCGGTCGATGTCACGGACCAAATCCGAGTCTCGGAGACGGTCTCCCGCAACGTCACGCCCATCAACGTGCCCGCCCTGACCAACACGGCGACCATCTCGGACACGGTCACGGTCCGTCTCGACATCGTGAAGTCGGTCACCGACCAAATCCGAATCTCGGATACCGACGGGACGACCGCCGAGGTCGTTGACGGGGATGTGCCCGAGGTCGAAAAGACGGTGACGGACACGACGAACGTGTCGGATGCCGTCGAAGTGCGTGTGACCCTCGTACCCTCGGTCACCGACCAAATCCGGATTTCGGAAACCGTCGCGGTCCGGGTGCCAGAGCATCACAAATCGGTCACCGACACCGTTTCCGTCACGGATACGGTCACGGTGCGCTTGAATGTGGTCGCGAACATCACGGATACGCTCACAGTCTCCGACACCGTGAGCCGTGTTTTGTCGATTCCGGTCTCGGTTTCTGACGGTTTGACGGTTTCGGACAGCGCGGACCGGCAGCTCTCCATCCCGGTCTCGGTCTCCGATACGGTCACCGTGCATGACGCGCTCGGTGAGCAGGTCTACACCGAGTCCATCGTGGTCCGTGACGAGGTCACCGTCGAGCTTACCGGTGGCGTGGGAACGACCATCGAGCGCAGCGTTTCCGACAACGTCGTCGTCCGTGAGCCGAATCTGCAATACAGCCCGTTCGACCCAACGAATTTCCGGGCGACGTACAACGACAACAACACCATCACGGTCGAGTGGACGAATATGTCCACGAACGAGACCCTCATCTACGTCCAGCACCGTTTCCATGACGGAAGCTCATGGGTCGTGACGTGGGCGAACGTGCCCGGAAGTCCTTTGGGACCCGGCACAAGCAGCGTCATCGACACGAATCTCCCTATCGTGCCGTGGAAGTACGGCGAGTACCTCATCATGGTCTCGGACGATTCGGGGGACGACACCCACGAATCGAACATCCTCTACTACTCGTACGTATGGCATCCGGTCGAAGCGGACATCACCGACCAAATCCGAATTTCGGATACAGCGTCCGGTAGTCCGGAAAGTCTGGACATCCAGCGGTCGGTGAGCGATACGGTCACCGTTTCCGACACGCCATCCATCAAGGTCGGAGACATCAAGGTCTCTGTCACCGACACCGTCACCGTCCAAGACCCCATCCGCGAGGCGTCGATAGACACGCGGAGTGTCTACAACGGCATGGGCTACGCTGGCGTGTTCGACGGCACCACGGACCTCGGTATCGCGACGGATTTCGGTCATGGTACGTGGGGATGCTCGCTGCACATCATCTACGACGGCTCGGGTAGCTATGGCGGGTACAACAGCGATTGGTGGGACATCTGCATCTTCGACGCCGGTGTCCGACACTACATGGGCGCGTGGGTCTATTGCGCGACCGACACGTACGTTGACCTTGCGGTATGGGACGGTGTCAACGCCTATACCTACCTCGCTCCCGACGGTACGTGGAGTCTTACTCGACCCGAGGCACTCCATCGCCAGTTCGTCGAGGGCGGCAAGTGGAATTTCGTGTGGTACGGCTTCGAGGTCGCTTCGTCCTACATGGGCAGCGTCCAATTCCTCATCGGCACGTACGCCACCGATGCGTCCAACGCGGGCAAGACCGTCTGGATTGATGACTTCTCGATTGGGCACGTTGAAGAACCGGTCAGTCTGCCGGTCTGCATCACCGTCACCGACCAAATCCGTGTTTCAGAAGCCGTTCAGGTGCGCCCCGACATCGTCCGCAGCGTCACCGACAATGTCGTCGTCCGAGAGACGCTCAACATCAGCGGTCCGATTCTCCGTTCCGTTTCGGACGACATCGTTGTCCGTGATACCGCCAATGTCCTACCGCAGCCGAAGCGCAGCGTCTCGGACAACGTGGTGGTCACCGACACCCTGACGGTGTACCTGCCCGAAGTGTGGCTGGGCTGGAACGAGCGTGGTGCCGATGTACGGTCGTGGACCGAGCAGCAACCGGTTACTGCGGCATGGGCTGAAGTCGTCCCCGGCGGAGGTTCGTCGTGGCTCGAACGTGGCTCCGTAGCCGGTACGTGGACCGAACGAGATTCCGACGAAATCTCGTGGACTGAAAGGACAGACTGATGACTGCTTGGAACACCGTTCTTTCTGGAATCCGCGAGGACGTCGAGGAACCGGTAGCGTCGATTTTCTCCGATGCTTCCATCCTGCGTCACTACAACGACGCTGCCCGCGATTTCGCGAAAAAGGTACGCCCGTGGGAGGACGAAGAGTACGCCGGTGCTCTCGCAGGACAGGCGAGCTACTCGCTTCCCACGGGCACCATCGACGTGAAGGCGGTCTACTTCAATGGGGACGATGAACCCCTCACCCGCCTGAACGAGATGGACTTCACGTACTACCAGCAGCAACCGGCAACGGGAGACCCGGACCGCTACCTCGTCTCCGACGGTGCCCTGTGGCTGTACCCCACGCCTGACGTCTCGGGAACCATCCGTTTCTTCCGGACGTGTCTCCCGGCAGAGGTCACCGAGACATCGGGCACTACGGCGTTCGACAGCCAGTACGACTTCATCCTCACCAAGTACGTGAAGGCGCGTCTGTACGAGCAGCTCGGTGACTACATGGCGGCTGACCGTCTCACCGCGCTCTACAACGACGACCTGCAAAATGCCGAGTGGCAGACGATTCGGACGAGGACGGCGGACATGAGCACGCTGCCTCGGCAGACGTGGTGATGCCCGATGGCGACCAAGACGTTTTCCTTCACGAAATTCGATGGTGGTCTGAACACCGCGACAGACCCGTCGATGCTTCCGCCGAACATGACCCCGGCGATGCTGAACTGCGACATCCTGCTCACCGGCGGCATCACTCGTCGCCACGGGTACGTCCCGACCAATGAGAATTCGCTCGGCGCGTACCCCGTCAAGGCAATCACCCGAACCCGCGACTGCCTTCTTGCGGTCTGCGGAACGGCGATTTGGTCGCAGCCCGCCGACACGCAGCCGTGGACTGCGGTCCACGCCAGCTCGGTGTATCAGTCGGGGACGTACGAACAGGTCGATGGTGCGGACTACTCGGGAGGTGTGGCATACGGGATTTCAGGGACAGCGGAGTTCCTAATCCCGAAATCGACTTCAGTCCGGGTTTTGCTCGGTCCGGGGTCCAAGACCATCAAATGCGAGGGGACCACGCTCACCGGCACGAGCGTCGAGGACTACACCTTCGGGTCGCTCTCCGCGACACATCACCATGTCTACATCGAACCGGCGACGGTGACCGGAAGCCAGAGCCAGTCATGGCGCGGCGGCTATCCTCTCGGCGGGGTCGCGTACTGGATGAACAGCACCCCCTCATCGACCACGACATCAATTCGAGTCAGAAGCCGTGGAATCGTGGGTGTGACATGGCGGTCGGGTACGACGTGGTATCCAGCGGGTCCGCCAATGGGTCAATTGTGCGATACCGGCGACAACGAGTGGCATACGGTGACCGGCACCTACTCGAACGTGGACGCCATCTCGTTCAAGTTCG